GGCCGCGGCGAGCTGCTCGGCGGCGACGGACTCGGCGGCCATGCGGTCTGATTCACGCTTGGCCGCGGCGATTGCGGAGGCAACGTCGGCATCGGCTTGGCGGCGGACACGCTCGGTTTGTGCCGCCCACTCGGGAGCGGACATTTCCCTACCCGTATCGGGGTCTACGGCCTTTGGTTCGCACCCGGTTAGGGTACAGAGGATAGCGACGACGAACGCTAGGGGTGTGTATCGCATGACCCGATTGTACCACGGGTTGTAGGTGGTGGGGAATCGACCCCATGACGGGTCAATGCGGGGTCAATGCCGACACCGGGGATTCTACTAGGAAGGGAAAGATTCTCGGGAATCGCGAGCAATACCACTTGATACGGTTTGATATCGCCGATAGCATGTATGGACAGCACGCACGCAACGAAAGGACAGCCATGAAGACCACGACGACCAAGACGACCGCAACCCTCATCTGCGGCTACCGAGTGCAGTCCGACCTCTCCGGCGGACAGGGCCACTGCTGGCGCGATGTTGCACCGGACTCTTTTGGCGGCAACCGCGAAGAGCTGGAGTGCTGGCTGATCGAGGAACGCCCCGCGCCCGGAGATGCCACCATCATCGGCGGCATCCACTACCGCGTAGTTTGACCGCCTCCATACCCACGAAAGGGACCACAATGAAGACCACGACGACCGCAACCAAGACGATTTACTGTTTCTCTCAGCAGTGTGTGTGCGCCGGAATGGTGGTACCTACCACCAAGCTCCCATGCTACTGCGCCGGGCACGAGGACCAGAGCGAAGACATTTTCGCTGCGTACTCAGGAACGGACGACGAAATCCGCCACGAGGCGACGTGCGACGCCGCAAACTGCACGGGATTCAACGCGAAGGTTGCTCGCAACGTGCTCGCGTACATTGGCTAACCATCCCAATCCCCCACGAAAGGAACCGACCGATGAATGAGAATGAACTGATGAGGATTGCGAAAGACGCTATCGTGGTGGCAACCAACGCCATCGCCCAGCGTGACGAAGCCCGACGACTCTTGGATGCGGAAACCAAGCACCACAAACAAGTTACCGAGTGGTGGCAGGCCGAGGTTCGCGAGCGCCGCGCCCTTGAGGCCAAGCTCGCGGGGGTGTCCCAGTGAGCAGCGGCACAACCACCCTCGTCAATCAGCAAGTCACGGTCTGGGACTACACGCTGACGATGGACATCGAAGTCGAGTGGACGAAGGACGCGGGCACCCGTTACCTTCCAAGCGGTGCGGGCGATCCGCCGTCAGTTGAAATCGACGGGTTCGAGTACGACGAAGATGTGGCACTCGCTGAGCTGCTTGACCTGTGGGCCAACTCTGACCCTCGGGAACGTCACCCCGACGTTGCACTCGCGAGCGTGGAAGAGATGAGGTTGCAGATTGCGGAGGCCGTTCGCCGCGTGGCGTTCGGCACGGAACAGAACGAGTTGCTGGACGACGGCGACATGCACGCGGACGACCGCGAGGAGGACGACGATGAGAACTGACCGAACCAGGCCGACGACGGAACAGGCCGAGGCGCGATTGCTCGCGGACATTGCCGCGGTGCAGGCGGACACGATCGACCCCAAGTCGGTGCGGACCAAGCCCCGCCGCGCCGCCGAAATGCCCGAGTGCGGCCCGTCGGCGCAGAACATCGTCGATGGCCTGCGCGCCATCTACGACATCACCGGCGAGGAGCCCGAGCGATTCGACGAGTTCACCGGCCCGATGGGGGGTGGACTGTGAGAAACGCGACGGAAATGAACATCATCGAAATGGCCGTCAACGCCTGCGCGGATTCGCTGTACGACCTCAAGCAAGTCGATTCGGCCATCCGGGATCTGGCGGACAGCATGGCCAAGAACTTCGCTCTCGTGTTCAAGGAGCCCGACGGACATGCGCGGCTTGCGGCGATGAAATCCGCTTGTGGAGAGGCGTCCGTGTTTGCGTCGGTCTGCGTGCGGTGGGCACAGCGGCTTTCCGAAGACGTGAAGAAGGCCGACGGGGGTGTCAAGTGAGCGAATCACACACACCGGGGCCGTGGGTTGTTGACAAGGCCAAATGGGGCGCGTGCCAGTGGGGGACGATGCCGGATGATGAGCGTGGCGAGCCCAACCTCGCAGGTGGAGTCCTGCCCGTTATTGCCGTGTTTAGGTGCCCGGATAACGACGACCATGATTTGTGCGTGCGATCGCGCCGTGTAGATCAACAGGACCGCATAGCGTGGACCGATGAAGAGCGGTGGGGAAACGCCCGCCTCATCGCCGCCGCGCCCGATCTTCTCGCGGCGTGCAAGTACGCGCTGGCCCGCTTCACCCACGGACCCGACGCGATCACGAACCCAAACGATGCCATCGTGGACGACCTCCGCGCAGCCATCGCGAAGGCCGGGGGTGCGGCATGAAGCACACGCCAGGTCCGTGGATATTGGACGCATCGAAGGGAGATAGTAACTCCTACCGAATCGATGTGGGTGGAATGTGCGTGAGGGTTTATGGACGCTACCGGTATTTGCCTAACGGAGAAACCGTAGTTGTGAAACGCACGCTAGCAAACGCTTGCCTCATCGCATCTGCTCCCGATCTGTTAGACGCATGCCGCAAACTAGCGGCGGCATACGACCACGCACGTTCACCGGATCACGGAGATGCATTACTCAGGATGGCCCGCGATGCGATTGCCAACGCGGAAGGGCAACCCACGACCTAGCCGCTCGTCGCGGCACACACCACTCCGCGCGACTCCTAGGAAGCGCGCGGGGTTTCCTGACCGCGAGCCCGCCGCGGTGTGTGCGGGCGCGAGGCGCACGGACGCGCCGCTTCTTTGGACCGCCATGAAGATCCACGACGTGAAGCAAGGTACCGCCGAATGGCTCGCGTGCCGCGCCGGTATCCCCACCGCGAGCGAACTCGATTCGCTTGTGTCACCCACCGGCAAGATCCGCACAGGTGAAACTCCACACACGTACCTCTGCCGCAAGCTCGCGGAACGCTGGCAGGGATTCCCGCTCCCATCGTTCTCGGGTGGTGTGATGGAACAGGGCGCGATCCTTGAATCGGAAGCCCTCCCGTACTTCCAGCTCACTCGCGGCGTGGCAGTGGAACGGATCGGTTTCATCACAACCGATGACGGTTCATTCGGATGTTCCCCGGACGGACTTCTCCCGGACGGGAGCGGATTGGAAATCAAGTGCCCGCAACCGCCGAACCATCTCCGCTGGTTGCTCGCGGGAGTGTTGCCACCGGACCACGCTCTCCAGTGTCACGGCGGTATGTACGCGACGGGCGCGAAGCGCTGGACGTTCCTCTCATACTGCCGAGGATTCCCGGAGTTTGTGGTTGAGGTTGCACACGATCCTATCATCCATGATACAATCGCAGATGCCCTTGCGGACTTCGGCGATAGCATGGATTCCGCATGGAAACGCCTGATTATCGCCAACGGCGGCGCGCTCTATCGGGCCAACGAAGATACGCACCCATTCTAGGAGGTTCTATGTCCGAGGTTACAACGACGGCGCTCGCAACCCGCGAGCCCAATCCCATCGGCCCAATGCTCCAGGCGATCATGGAGAAGGGAATCACGGCTGAGAGTGTGGCCGCGCTGGAGAAGATGACCGAGCTGTATGAGCGAATGGAGCGGCGCAACTCTGAACGTGAGGCGGCGGCGGCTTTCGTGGAGTTGCAGCGGCAGGTGGCGGAGGTGCAGGTGCAAGCCACCAAGTTCATACCGGATAACTCCGGCAACGTCCGCTCCACGTTCGCGCCATACAAAGAGATTATGGACAAGGTGGGTCCGTGCCTGTTGCGTAGCGGGTTCAGCGTGAAGTACGATCATGAGTTTACGGACGGACGTTGTACGTGTACGTGCATCCTTCAACACGCGGGCGCGTATGAGTACCGCAACAAATACACGGTGAGGGTTGGCGGCGGACCACCGAAGGCGTCCGACATGCAAGCCGACAGCGCCGCGGGTTCATTCGCGCAACGGAAGGCGTTGTGTGCCGCTCTCAATATCGTCGTCGATCACGAGTACGACGCCCGTGCGGAAGGCGACTACATCTCGCCAGAGGCCGCGGCGGAACTTGAGGCCCGTATCCGCAAGCTCGGGGGCGATCCAGCGGCATACCTCAAACTCGCGGACGCCGCGACGTTCGCCGATATTCGAGAAGCCAAGCACGGCGTCTTGCTCGCGGCAATCGCCAAGCGGGAACGCGAGTCCATCCCCCAGTTTCCAGACGTGGCTGCGTGGCGGTCTGAGATGCTGGAAGTGCTCGCGGTCCGCGGTGCGAAGTCTCCGCCGGCGGCGTTCGATGCGATCGTGAAGTCTCGCGGGTTCGATTCGTACCTGAGCGTTCCGCCGGACAAGCGGCAGGGTGCTTGGGTTGCCCTCAAGGCCGGGAAGCTCGACCAGTTTATTTGACACTCTCAGGAACCCGCCGCGGTCGAAAGGCCGTGCCGGGGATTTGGTAGCCCGCGTCGGGTTATCGTGTTGGCAAGGAAAGGTCTTGAGATGAAGACGTATACGGTTTCGATCGTCGGTAACACTTCCCTCCTCCAGCATCGTTTCGGCGAGGCCGCGGAGGGAGACGCGAGCAAAGGCACGCGGCGCAACGTCGCGGCAAAGCAGCTCTCCCCGCGCGAACAGGCCGCTCAGGTGGAGTACCGCAACGATGATGGGACGTACTGGCTTCCGGGTGCGTCCGTGTCTCGGCTTCTCCGCGAGGCTGGCGGCGGTCACAAGTTGAAGGGTTCGCGCAAGTCCGCAAAGTACGTTATCTCGGGCGCGGTGTTCGTTCGCGAGGACCGCGTGACCGTGCTGGACGCGGACGGCGGACCGGCACAGTCCTACGAAGTGGACTCGCGCCCTGTCGTGATCCCGGCGACGAAGGGCCGCGTGATGCGGCACCGCCCGCGGTTCGATTCGTGGTCAGCTACGTTCACGCTTGCGGTGAACGAAGAGATTATCGACCCGGCGTTTGTGCATCAGCTTCTCAACGAAGGCGGGGTGAGCGTGGGTATCGGCGACTTCCGACCCGAGAAGGGCGGACCGTTCGGGACGTTCCGCGTGACGAAGTGGGACGAGGTGAAGTAATCGGATTGAGGCTTGGCGCTGCTAGGCCCGGCCCGGCCTTGCTGGGCAGTGCGAGGCACGGCAATGCAGGGCATGGCAGGGCTGGGCAAGGCTGGGCTAGGGAACCAGCCGTTTCGGAAACGACTCGGCTGGGATTCGGGCACGGCTATGCCGGGCTTGGCTTGGCGAGGCAATGCGCGGCAAGGGAACCCGCCGCATCCGGAAGGGTATGGCGGGGATTTGGGCTGGGCTGGGCAAGGCATGTCTTGGCATGGCATGGCAAGGCACGTCCGGGCTTGGCGAGGATAGGCAGGGCAAGGTCCGTCGGGTGGGTGAAAGTCCACCCGGCGGTTTATGAAAGCACAATCGCTCCTGCCCCCCCGAACCGTACCCGCGTCGCCCGTCCAGCCAACCCCGGACGTTGCCCCCATTCGCCCCACGATCGCGCCTAAGCGGTCCCAGCCTTGCGGGCGTCGGAAGGTGGAGGGTCCGCGCGCAACCGTCACCAAAGGCGACCTGGCCCGGATTCTGGCCGACGCTGAGGTTGTCCCGTCGATCGCGGCGGGGAAACTGGTAATCGACGAGATGTGTGCTCAGATCGTCCGGGTGGTGAAGTCCGGGCGGCGGATCGAGATTCGGGGCTTTGGCATCTTTCGCCCGAAGACGGTGAACACACGCGGCGGGTTCAAGATCACGGGCGGTCGGTCGATGCCGCCCCGCACGGTGAAGACGGTTTGGTTCAAGCTCTCGAACGATCTTCGCGATGTTCTGCCCGTGGAATAACGAATCCTTCCCCCGCTGATGGTGCGTATAGTTGCGTGCGTTCCTGTAGTGTGGATTTATGCTGTCACTCTCTCACAACCACCCGCCCCGCTCTGTGCCGAATCTACACGACTCGGGGACGCACACAGAGTCGGGCGGGTGGTTCTGTTGGGGGTGTCCGCGTGTCTGAAAGACTTCCATTCCTCAAGTTCTACCCCGGCGACTGGATGCAGGACGCCGCCCTACGGACTTGCAGTGTCGCCGCCCGCGGACTCTGGATCGACGTTCTATCCGCGATGCACGCGAACACCAACCGCCGCGGATACCTCGAACTCCCCACCGGAAGGCCGATGCTTTCGTGTCACGTTGCACGCATCGTTGGCACAACCGAGCAGGAAACGGAAGTTTTACTGGCCGAACTGGAGGATGCTGGCGTCTTCTCGCGGACCAAAGATGGAACGATCTACTCCCGTCGTATGGTCCGTGACGACAGGCAGTTACAGGACGACGTGAAGAACGGTAGGCGAGGCGGAAACCCGAGGCTTAAGGGGGGGGTTAACCCCCCGGTTAACCCCCCCGTTAACCCGGAAGCCAACCCCCCCCTTAAAGCTAGAAGTCAGAAGTCAGAAGTTAGAAGTCAGAATCAGGAGGAGGAGGAAGAGCCGCGTTGCGGTCCTGCTGCTCCTCCTGCCGAGCTTCGCCAATGGGCGGCAGAGCAAGCCAAACGCCCGGACTGGTTGCCGACCGGGAAACCGTGGATAACGGCGTCGGTGTGGTTGAAGCTCGGTCAGGCGGTGAAGGCGAGCGGCACGGTGACACTTGACGATTACGCGGCGATCGTCCGCGAGGCGAGAGATTCACGTCACACGCTGAGCAACCCCGCGGCGTTCATCGTCGCGCGGTTGAAGGCACTTACGAAAGGCACCCAATGAACCCCAACACGATGACGCTGGACGAAGTGCGGGACGAGCTCGCGCGGATGGATGGGTGGCGGCAAGCACTCCGCCATAGGCACGCGAGCGGTGTAGAGCAGTGGTGTTGGGAACGCGACGGCGGGGATGAGTCATTCGACCACCCACACCCCGCGACTCTCGACGGTGCCGCGGCAGCATTTCCGAAGGACTGGACATGGACGCGCGATCCGTCGTGGTACGGTTGGCCCCCGGGAATACGCTCGCACTGGAACGCGGTAAGTGTCCCTGACACCGGCGACGAAGTTCTAGACCGCTACCGCTTGGCCCTTGCGTGCCGACTCGCGGAGGTGAAGCAATGAGCATCCGCAGATTCGACGTATGCCAATGGATCGAAGACGACGAGGCCCGTGTGGAGTTTGAGTCAGTGCCACAAGGTACGTGGGTTCTCTACACAGACCACGCCGCCACCGACGAACACCACCGCGCGACGATCCAGGTACTCCGCAACGCGATCGTCCGCGCCGAGGCGTCGATACACGGCGTGACCGCGAAGACCGATACTGCGGACCCGCAACTACTCCGCGCGCTGGCGATCCTTGCCGACGCGCTCGCGTTCACACGGGAGGAACGATGTGGATCGTGACACCATCAACGTGCTATCCCTGTGCTCCGGCGTCGGTGGGCTCGACCTCGGACTTGAGCTCGCAACAGGCGGAGCGGCTCGCGTCGTCTGTCACGTTGAGCGGGAAGCTTTCGCCGCCGCGATCTTGGCGGCGCGCATGGAAGACGAAACCGTGGCTCGCGCGCCTGTGTGGAGCGACCTGCGAACCTTCGACGGCCGCGCGTGGCGTGGAGTTGTGGATTGCGTCATTGGCGGCTACCCGTGCCAACCGTTCTCATTCGCCGGTCGCCGTGGCGGAGAGAACGATCCTCGCCACCTTTGGCCCGAAGTCGCTCGAATCGTTGCGGAAGTCCAGCCCGGCATCGTGTTCTTCGAGAACGTCGGAGGGCACCTATCGCTCGGCTTCGACGATGTTTCCCGTGACCTTCACCGAATGGGCTACCGCGTTACGGCAGGACTGTTTACAGCGGCGGAAGTCGGGGCGCCGCATCGGCGGGAACGGTTGTTCATCCTCGGCGTGGCCGACGGTTCGCGTGGAGGATGCGGAGAGTTGCGGCCAGCATCCGGGCGCGACGGACGCGCTGAACAAGACGGCGGAGATGTGGCCGACGCCGGGCGCGAACGACCACAAGGGGAGTGCGAAGGACGGGCAACGGCGCGGGCAACTGGACGAGGCGACGGAGCAGCATTGGCAGACGCCAGCAACGGACTCGTTCCGCTCGCGGGGCGGGGACCGCAAGGACGAGATGGGGTTGGACCAGCAGGCGCGAGTCTTCCCGTCTTTCCGCCCGGACCAGGAGCACGCGCCGAGTGGGAGCGAATCCTGCGGTACGAGTCGGACCTCGCGCCCGCAACTACGCGCACGCCTGAATCCGAGATTCGTCGAATGGCTGATGGGATGGCCTCTCGGCTGGACCGACTTCGCGCCTGTGGGAACGGCGTCGTCAGTTTGGTGGCCGCGTATGCGTTCGTGTCTCTTTGGGCTTGTCTGCGGGAGGAATGAAAAATGACACACTTCGACGGCGCAACGTACTGCGCGGAACTCGACCACGCACGTCTAACAGGCCAAGCCCGCCGCGTTTGGGACGCAATCAGCGACGGCCACTGGTTGACACTCCGCGAACTCGCGGACGCCACCGGCGATCCCGAGGCGAGCGTGTCGGCACGTCTGCGGGACTTTCGCAAAGACCGATGGGGAGGACACCGGATCGACCGACGGCGGCGGGGCAACACGCCGCGGGGTACGTGGGAATACCGGAAGGTGGGTGGAACGTGACTCCGTGCCGATGGTGCAATGCACCCGTGACGCCGTACCCGTGCGATCAATGCCCCGCGTGTATCACGCGAATAGACGACGAGTGCCCGAAGTGTCACGAGAAGAAGCGGCATTCGCGGGAAGGTGGTCCGGGGTGCGTGCCGTTGATACCGCGATTCCTTCCCGGACGCCCTGACGTTTGCGCTTACGACGACGAAAACCCGTGGCAATCAAACGCCGTTAGTGACATGGAGGACTCCGACGATGCCAGGTGAATACGTCCCAAGCCCAAAGGCACTCGCGAAATGTCGCGCGAAAGTGAAGCGTGACCTTGAAGGTGCGCTGCGGGAAGCCAACGATATGAGAACGAAGCCAGTTCGCGCGATGCGCTACCCGCACGCGTACGCGTACTGGTGCCCGTGCTGCGGGTACTGGCATACAACGAGTGGAGAGCCGAAATGAAAGTGATGCTGTCGATGGGTTCGATTGATGACTACCGAACATTCCTGCGGATCAAGTCTCTGCCAAAGTTCCGCATCTGTGGCGAGTTTGCGGAGTTCCCCGACGAATACGCCCAGCGTGTTCTCGGCGTGGCGGTGGCGGAACACGACGCCCGCGGATATTCGGCGTCTCGCGGCCTGTTCGATTACCAGCGGGACATCGCCCGCATGGCGATCAAGAAGCAGAAGTTCGCGGTCTTTGCGGATTGTGGTCTTGGAAAAACACTCATCATGCTCGAATACGCTCGGCACGTTCGCGAGCTGGTCGGACACAACAAGAGCGTACTGATCGTCTCGCCGCTCATGGTGATCGACCAGACCATCGAAGAACACGTCAAGTTCTACGGAGACTGCGGGCACGTTCGCCGGGTGCGTGCTGCGCACCTTGCCGGATGGGCGCGCGATTCACGCGGCGAAATCGGCATCACGAACTACGAGGCGTTGTCCGATGAAGTCCAGACGGGCAACATCGGGGCATTGATCCTTGACGAATCTTCGATGCTCAAGTCTCACTACGGCGCATGGGGTCAGCACTGCATCAGGATCGGCAAGGGTCTGGACTGGAAACTATGCCTCACGGGTACGCCCGCTCCTAACGATCGGGTTGAGTACGCGAACCATGCGATCTTCCTCGACCACTTCCCGACGGTGAACTCTTTCCTCGCGCGGTTCTTTGTGAACACTGGCGAGACGGGCGAGCGGTGGGAGTTGAAGCCGCACGCAACAAAGGACTTCTACCGGGCGCTGGCGCATTGGTCGATCTTCGTTTCAAATCCAGCGGTGTACGGGTGGAAAGACAACTGCCGAACGCTCCCGCCGATCCGCGTTCACATCCACGAAATCCCAATGACACGCGAGCAGCGGGATGCGGTAGGCGACATGCAAGGAACCATGTTCGTCGATCAGATCGGCGGCATCGGTCAGCGTTCCCGCCTTGCCCGTCTCGCGAAGGGCGACCACAACGGAGAATCAATCGCCACGAATAAGCCGGGCTTCATTCGCAACCTTGTATCGTCGTGGTCGGACAAAGAAAGCACGCTCATCTGGTGCATCTACAACCGCGAGCAAGAGATTATGGAGGAGACGTTCCCGACCGGACTGAGCCTGAGCGGTGCCACCGACGACGACGCCCGCTATGAAATGGTCCGCGCGTTCAAGGCAGGCGACAATCGGCTTCTCATCAGCAAGCCCAAGATCCTCGGGTTCGGGTTGAATCTCCAGATTGCAACCCGCCAGGTGTTCAGCGGGTTGCAGGACTCGTATGAATCGTACTACCAAGCGGTGAAGCGCAGTAACCGCGTCGGTTCTACGAAGGCTCTGGACGTTCATATCCCAATCACGGAGATTGAAGCTCCGATGGTTGACACGGTGTTACGCAAGGCAAAGCGGGTAGAGGCCGATACCAAAGAGCAAGAGGCATTGTTCCGTGAAGCGATCGCAAACTGAAAGGACGAACATGAGCGAGTATCACATTCATCTCGGTGATTGCATCACACACATGGCGGAAATGGAACCGCAGAGCATGGATATGTCCGTGTTCTCTCCGCCGTTCCCGGCGTTGTACGCGTACACGTCCGAGGGTGCGGACATTGGCAACAGTGAGGACTTGAACGGCGAGGCGAAGTTGCATCTCGGATTCTTCTACCGGCAGCTCGCGCGCATCATCAAGCCGGGGCGCGTGGTGTGTGTTCACGTCTGCCAGATCCCCCGCATGAAGCGCTCGGGTGGTGTCGGGTTGTTTGACTTCCGCGGCATGAACATCCGCCTCGGCGAGCGTTCCGGGCTTGTGTACGAATACGACTGGCTCATCACGAAGAATCCGCAGGCGCAGGCGATCCGTACGAAGTCCCGCGAGCTTCAGTTTGTCGGACTGGAATCTGACCGGGCGAAGCAGCGGGGTAGTCTTGCGGATTACATCATCAAGTTTCGGGCACCGGGCGAGAACACGCGGAAGATCAACGGGCGCGGCGAAGTGTCTCGCAACGATTGGATCGCGTGGGCCGAGTCCGCGTGGATCGACATTCGCGAGACGGACACGCTCAACGTTCGCGAGGGCCGCGGAGACGACGACACGAAGCACATCTGCCCGTTGCAGCTGGAGGTTATTGATAGGCTGGTGCGTTTGTATTCAGATCCGGGCGAGACGGTGTTCTCTCCGTTCACGGGGATCGGGAGCGAGGGATACACGGCATTGCGCCGGGGTCGGAAGTTCTACGGGTGCGAGTTGAAGCGTGAATATCACGCGGCGGCGTTGCGTAACTGCGAGCGTGCGATTGCGGAACGCGAGACAACCGAAGGCGCTGGCCTCTTCGCGAAGGAGGAAGCGTGAGACAACGCATGACGACGAACGAATACACCAGCGATCGCCGATTCACCAAGCCGACGGTTTGCGAGCAGTGCGGGCGGAATGTTGGCCCGTATCTCCACTCGACTCCGCAGGTGAACGGCCAACCTGGCCCGCGGGTGTGCCGCGAGTGCTATGACGAACTGGGGCATAATGGGAAGGAGTCGGTGCGATGAAACACCCGACAGACCAAGACGTGTTTGAGGCGGTGAAGTGGTTGACCGAAGAGGGCATGAAGCCCTATCTCTACCGCGTGCGATCGGCACTCGGAAGCCCCAACGATTCGACGTATCACGGCGGGTTTCGACTTGTTCCCGCTCTCCGTCGTTTGGAACAGGCCGGGCGGTTGCGGGTGGTGCGCGGCGGTGTATCCGCGTTCGCGGAAATCCACTGTGCTACCACTTGACACAACTTGATATCGGGGGTAATCTTTCGACATGAGTACCGAAGCACAGAAGATCAGAGACGCAACCCTCAAACGCCTCGGGGTGGACGCGGGGATATTGACCGCGGCGAAGTCGTCAGCGAACATCGACGCCCGGCGGCGGGTGGTGGCCTCGATGCGAGCGTGTCGGACGCGGACGACGAAGCAGCTCACGCTTGCCGAGGTGGCGGCTGCAACGGGTTTGCATTGGTCTACGGTTCGCAACTACGCGGCACAGGCGAGTTGCAAGCCGTGGCGGCTGTAGTCTCTCTCCTCCGCTCGGCGCGCCGCGGAAACGGTGCGCCGGGTTTCTTAGTATCGAGGTAGCTCAGTTGGTAGAGCAGCGGATGATGCCGGTTGCAAACGGACTTGAAGGGTGCTAGCCCCTTCTCGACAGTCGCCGTAAGTCGCAGGTTCGAGTCCTGCCCTCGGTGTTTCAACCGCGGCCGCGCCGCAGAAAGGAGCACCATGCCACCGATCGACATTGAACTCATTACGCTGATCGTAACTGGAATCGTTCGCATCATCACCGGCACAGGGCCGGGTTGAACGCACGGGGTTCTACCCCACCGCTCGCCCGCTAACGCGGACGCGGCGGTATTCCGAGAGTTGACGCTCGGGCGTGCGAGTGAACGCACGACGGCGGGTTGTGGCGGTTCTCACCATCGACCTTTTTACCGCCGTTGCTGGCCTGTGGCGTAGTGTCGCGGGCCGGAGTTTAGCGAAAGGAAACGCATGAAGACCATCGAGCGGCTGAGGAAGTTGCTGGCGAAGGCAACGCCGGGACCGTGGACTACCGGATGGAACGAAGCAAAGAACAGGCACAAAGTAATCGAGATGGTAGTCGGACCACAGAAGAGAGACGCCCTCCCCGCGCTGGAAGGGGGTGCGGAGTGAAGCGATTCAGACTATGGAACCACGGCGGAACCCGCGGCATTGAGATGCGCGAGTGTGGTGCTGGCGTGTATGTCCTCCACTCCGACCACGCGGCGGAAATGAAGCGGATCGAAGACGACTACCTCAAGCTCAACAACATCGCGTGTGAGCTGCGTGCCCGCGCCGAGCGTGCGGAGAAGTACGTCGCGGGTCAGGACGTGCGGAGTGACTTCCGAACCGCGGCGGAGATGCGTGCGGCTTTGGACCTCGCACGGGCGGAACTCGCGCGGGTGGAGGGGGAGAGGGATGCGGCGTTGTTGCGAATAGACGACCTCGAAGCAGACGCGACGAAGGCAATGCACGACGCCGGAGTATTGAAGCGCCTTGAGTACAACCGGATCGACGACACCGGGAGCATTGAGGCCGTGGTGCAATCTCCATTCATGCGGATCTTGGGAGAGTGGATCGCGGCGGACTTCAAGCTCAACGGCGGCACAAACTACGTCGAGCAGGAGTTGTCGCTGACGATCACGGACCACTCAGAACCACAGGTATATACGGTGCTGGTGCAGAAGGCTGGCGGCAAGACGCCGGCGCAGGTTGCGGGAGAACTTCGCAAGCACAACGCCCTCCTCCGCGCGGAGTGCGAGGCGTGGAGGAGCTGGTTCGTGTGGAAGTTTGGAGATAGTAATCGTGCGTCCGACGTTACAGGCAAGTTGATTGACGCCCGCGCCGCCACCGACGCGGCGGGGATCTTGAAGGGAGGGGAGTCGTGAAGTACCAGTTTCATTGGCCGAGCGTGGGCCTTGATGTCGGCACGCTCACGTCCGACGAGATATGCGACGCTATCCACAAGGCCGGTATTCGCGAGGTGGCCCGCCGTTCCGGCCTGTCACCGACGACCGTAAGCATGTGGGCATCGGGCAAGTCCAAACTCCCGTGGGACTCGGCCATGTCGATCATGCGTGCGGTGGACATGGAAGAGTCGATGTGGACCGCGACGATCTATGACCGCATGACAGCGGCAGAGAAGCTCGGGTGGACGTTCCACCCCGAAGATGCGAAGAACCGCAAGGAGAGCGAGTGATGGAACACGGCATGAACTGCCCGCATCACGCGGACAAGGACGAAGCGTGTACGTGCGCGTTGACCGAGCGAACGATGCACGCGGCATGGCGCAAGCGAGCGGAAGAGGCGGAAACCCGCATCGCCGCCCTCGAATCGCAGGTGAAGGCGCTGACGGCGGAGAGGGACCAAGCGATCCGCGAACGCGGTGATGCGCAGCGCCGATACACCACCGCCATGCACGACATCTCGAAGGCGTGCGCGGGGACCACGGCGTGGAGTGCGTGCGAGGTGGTGGAGTTGTGGCGCGAGGATCTCGACGCGCAGGCGGAGGCGGTGCGGGTGTTGGGGGGATACGTTCGACTCGGAGAGGTGGCATGGGACAACAACCTCCTCATGTGGGACTCCGGAGAACAGGAAGGTTCATTCCCAGAACTGCCTCGACAATGGGAAGAGGCTGCGCAGGCCGTCAACGCCAACCCCATCGCCCGCGCCGCGGTGGAAGGGGGTGCGTGAGTGGAGGCATACCTAAAGATTCTTGCTGTCGTTGCGGCCACTTTCGGAACCGCGTTTGTGGTCATAATGGTCACGGCTTTCTCGGTGTCGCTCGCAAAGGACGTACTCGACGAGATACGTTCGCGCTCAGATGAAGGGGGTGCGTGATGGGTATCGAACGCCACAGGCTGCAACGCGAGAAGAACGCGGGCGCGTACATGGAGCCCGCAGCGGACGGTAACTGGGTGACGTTCGCCGACCACGCGGCGGAACTCGCGCGGGTGGAGGGGGAGAGGGACAAGCTGCGCCGCGAGGTGTCGATGCTGTCCCGTGAGGTTTCGCGCGAAAGCAGCCTGCGCCGCAAGATCGAAACGCTGTTGAATGAACACGCCGAGTACATCCGCGAGAATCGGATGCTTGACGATCAAGCCCGAGCCACCGACGCGGCTGGCGTGGTGAAGGGGGTGGAGTGATGCAACGGTGACTCACACATCTATAGCGGGGCTGGTGTGCTGCGGCATATCGCTAGCAGCCGTCGGCGTGTTGCTGTTGATCGTGTTCGCGGATGATCGCGTGCTCCGTCGTGATCGCGAAGAGTATTGGAGAAACAAATGACCGCACAAGCAACCCGCGACGCGCTCGCGGAGATGGATGGGTGGCGGATTGACACCCCCACCGACCGCACACACCCGGCGGCACTCTGGTGGCGTTGGAACGACGCCCACATGCTCAAGAGTCGGACGTGGTGCCGCACGCACCCCCACCCGCCCACGCTCGACGGCGCGGACGCGGCTGTTACGGCGGCGGGGTATGTGTGGGGGAGGGGACGGCAAGCAAAGTTCAGCGGCGACGGTTACGACTGGTATTTCTGGGCGGAACAGAAAGACGTAGTTAGCTCGGTTTCCGTCTCCTGCACCGGCGAGACGCTCGAACACAAGATCAACGACCTCTACGCGCTGGCCCTGGCGTGTCGGAAGGCGATGGAGGAACGGAAATGAAACCATGCGATGTGATCCGGCACACTCCATCGGGCGAAACGTGGACCGTTGCCGCGCCTTCCCCAGACGGCAAATACATCCTCTGTTGCGGGTGGCCTGAGACAATGGCACCCGTCAAAGACTGCGTGATGATGGAACCCGCGACGGACGACGAAGCCCGCACGCTCGCGCGACAAGTGATCGAAGGATGCCCGCACGATCTGCGTGGATCGTGGGCACGCCAATGGCTCGAATCGAAGGAGTCCCCCAATGGCTAAGAAGCCCAAGCCCGCGAGGAAGCCGACCGCCACCATCCCCGCGTGGACGTGCCCGAAGTGCGGAGCCACGCACCCGATCACGGTGGACGTGTGCTGCAAGCCCGCCGCGACGTTCCCGCTGCCGATCGCACCAAGGCCTCCGATCCGCGTGCGTCCGCTCGGCCCTTACGAGTGCCCGCCGCAGCCGTGGGTAAACCCCATCATCCCATCCGACCCGCACGACTTCCCGCGCGTGTCGTGGTCGTGGGAGTTCCCGCCAAACATCACATGCGAGGTGCGACCATGAGAAAGCCCAAGCCCGCGACGGCGGGGAAGAGGATCGCGAAGAGTCTTTGGTTCTCGCACAACCCCGAAAAGCAGGAGCGCGATGTTGGCCGCCGCATCGACCGCGCCATTGCCCGCGCGGTGCGGAAGGAGAGGTATCGTTGTGCGTTGCTGGTCGGGATTTGCGAGGACGGGAACGCAACACTGAAAGGCACGCGCGAAGCAATCGAGGAAGGAGTAGGACAATGAACCTCCCCGACTTGTACGCCCGCGTCTGCGCGGTGAGGCCGGAGCTGGCGGTGGATGCCGACGATGGGCCGTGGACGCTTGCGCACTCTGGTACAGAGTGGGATTGGTTGTGCAACTCCATCGACGACGACGTATGGCGATGCGAAGATCTAAGCGACAGTCATGCCGCCGCCCTGATCCTCGCGCGGTGGGTGGAGGCGCTGCCGGACGGATCGCATTTGATGGTGTGCGGAAGCGTTACGTCTAATCGCGGATGGACTATTTACCCATCAATCAGAGAACTCGATTACTACCCCACCCCCATCGAAGCCCTCGCGGCGTTCTATTTGGGAGAGACAGCATGAAGACTTGCTACTCATTCCTCGGACGCACGATCCGAGACTCGCACGGGCTGGACCTTTGGACGCCGGAAAGCGACTATTGGATGATCGACGATGGGCATATCGCGGCCCTTCGCTACGGTGAACCTCGTGGATCGTGGGCTCTTGTCAACGGCGACGAAATAGACGTTCAAGGGCTTTCGTTCTGGGGGTTCGATCTTTCAAAGTTGCCACGCGTGGTCATGCTCAACATTGAGCGGATGGACAGTTGGGCGTGGTGCAAGCCGAAGCTAACCGCGATCTGCGATCAGCTCCGCGCGATCCGCGACGATGTGACAATCTGCCTCTACGCACACAACGACGAAGGCCACGCAACCGGCATCGTTGATTCCATCTGCAAGCCCGCAAATAACCTCGGCATCAACCCCGACGCGCCGTTTGACCTATCGTGGATTCCGGTTCTCCACCCCGCGAACCACGGGACCGCGAACACGCTCGCCGCGATGCGCGCGCTAGCCGATCGCGGATTTGATACACTGCTCCTGTGGGAAGTGTGCGATTACAACCGATACAAGTTCCGCGTCGGTGACCATGCGGAACTCAAGCGTTCGTGGACGACTTCACGCTTTATCTGAAAGGACTCCCAATGTTGATCGCGCTTGCCCTTATCGCCGCCCCGATGACATACGGCCCGCTGCCCGACCCCGAGCCGGACCCGTGCCGCATGTGCGTCTGTAACGACACATACGACGTGTGCATCGCCGACTGGATCGAAGACTACGAGGCCGGACTACTCGACGGCGATGAAGCTCTCGCCCGCTACCAGGCCTGCACGAACTGGCTCATGGAGTGCCAGCGAATGGCGGAGTTTCTGGACGGGATCGAAGACACGTTCCCGCTGTTGCCCGCCGCGATCTTCCCGCCGCCGTGGCCTGAGTTGGATTGAGCGATGACTTACCACAACGCAATATGCTGGGCGGTGTTCGTTGTGGTGGCTGGGATCGGCCTTGCGTGGATCTACTACGCGACGGAGGAGGAGGAACAACGATGGTCCTGATCCTCCTCCTCGGCCTGTTGCTGATCCTGTGGGGCGGTTACTTCGTGGTTGAGGAGTTTCTAGCGTGGTACATTCCGTGATCGTAAACCACGAAGGCAAGCGGTACGAATGTACGTTCGTCGTGAACGTCAACAACCTCGCCAACTATCTCCCCATCCGAAAGGCGTTCGCGAGAGCGATCGTCGGTCAGAAGTCACGCGTTCAGGCGTGCAACCGCGGCATCGAAGTTATCGAGGTGAAACCGCTTGATCCTTGAACTTCCCTACCCGCCGTCGATGAACCACTACTGGCGATCGTGCCGCGGGCGGACGTTCATATCATCCGAAGGGATTGCATACCGCGCGCGGGTTGCCGCCGCGGTCGGTTTGGTCGATCAGTTTGCGGGCCGCGTTTCGGTGTCGATCATCGCGACGATGCCGGACCGCCGCGCCCGTGACCTTGACAACTTACTCAAAGCCCTCCTAGACGCCCTGACGAAAGCAGGTGTTTGGCTGGACGACTCACAAATAGACCACCTCGAGATTACGCGCGGATCGGTCACAAAGCCCGGCGGTGTCCGGGTGGAAATACTCCCATGCTCGCCACCATCTACGCCTGCCACGGCTACGCGTACCCGATCGAAGAAGTCTCGCACCTCGGACCGCTTGAACCCGGCTTGAGGTTCGATTCCGCGGGGCACCTTATCGCGGTGTTGTGCGGGATCGGACGCACGGAAGCGCTGCAACGTGCAATCGCCGCCGCCCGCCGTGGCCGCAAGCCTCGCGCAAAGTGGGCACCAGCGAAATACATCGTGGAAGATGAGGAAGTGCTCAAAGACGACCTACCGCCCGCCCGCTGGCCGATCGTCGCTGGATCGGTTGGTTCGCGGTATCACGGACTCATCGAACCGTCGTCGATCGGTGGCACCGTCGGCAAGAAGAAACCACCCGCAAGAGAGAAGGTTTCCAACGCCTTCCGCCAAGTCGCCAAGCAATCATCACTGATTCAGAGCGTTCTGGACGATGCGTTTCACTGGTCCTGAGCGCGCTCGGCTTGCCCGTAGTGCCGTCGCGGGCACTCCTCAGACGCAACGATCGTCTTCCCCGCCGGCGTGGTTTGCCCGTCAACCGTCAGGCCAACCAGGCAACCGCACGTCGGGCCGTCGTCCATCCGCTTGCCGCGTCCGCAGTAGATCGCGACAACCCCGTCCTTCGCCGTCTGGACCCGCTCAGCGGCGCTGCACGCGACGCACTGCCTGAGACGTGCCACCTGTTCACCAGACTCCGCTACGTCGCCCGTCGCCACAGCGCGGGCATACCTCCATCCGCCCTTCACCGCGACCCACAGATACCGCCGTTCGAGCTGGTTCGCACGGGCCAGTTGAATGACCCGATCCAATCCGCCCGCGATGAGCTGGTATATGCTCACAGTCCAGGCCCTCCGCGACACCCGAGACAACCGCCATCCCCACCCGCCAGCAACCCGCCACCCGGCATCGGGTCCGCATCGGCACACGTCGCCACCTCGCACCCCTGCCGCGAGAGTATCGTCACCGTCCACCGCGTGACGGTTTCGCGGCGGTAGAACTGAGACAGAGGGCTAGAAGTCTCTCCGCACGAACGCCGCTCGCCTTGCTCCACGACGGTTTGAAGACCGCCGCCACAGTCCCACGATCCGCTGATCTGTACGTCGTCGATGCGAACCAGCGGGTTCGTCGGACTTGGGCAAGGGTCAATCTCGGACTCGGCCCGCGCGCACGATCGGAAATACCCGGAGAAGTTGCACGCCTCTCCGATGGGGTTTCCGTTCGCGTCGCGGTCCTGTGTTTGCCCGTAGATCACGCTCGGCATTTCGCCGCGTGCGAAGTGCTGGCGATCGTCCTGCGTGCGTTCGTCGATGTCCTCGTATCGCCCGTTGATTGGTTCGGCGTCCGTCGTGTACCGCTCCACCGTCCAGCGTCGCCCGGTCCGCCGAATGAATCTGTTGCCGCTCGGCTGGACGCCGGAACACGACGCACCAAACGCATCCTCGCCGGTGTGGATCATCGTCGCGTTGATCGTTTCGACCCACTCCTCCAGCGGGTCAATCTGGAAGCCGTAGCATGGAGGCTCTTGCCCGATCCGAGCGAAGCACCCGCCGCCAGGCCGAAGATCAAACGCACAATCAAACCCCCAAAGCCGGTACGTCACCGTCCGCGTGTATTCGAGCCTGTAAGCGGACCCGAGCAGGCAACACCTACGGGGTTGATCGGACCGGCACGCGGGGAGATACGCACGCACACAGCACGCGGTTGGGCAATCCCTACACCGTTCGTCCCGGCAGTCCGATACACACCCGTCGTCGGTGTTCGGGTTGAACGAAGTCAACACCGAGATACCCGCGTGGATCAGGTCCGGGATCGGTTGCACCTCGCCCGTGTTACGATAGCAGAACTCGACCACCTTGATCGTTTGGCAACCCTCCACGATCGGTTGTGACACCCACAGCACGGGGTCACCGTCGCAACACTCAACGAACTTGACGGCGTTGATTCCGTCACAACATTCATCGAGGCACGACGCGTCCGCGAGACGCCCATCCCGCGTGAGGATTCGCCCGTCTTTGGTTATCAACTCGGACATTATATCGCGCTTTCGTTGGGATCTTTCTGATACTGGGCGGTAATCTCCAGCACGGTGCCGCTGGGACGACCGGGGAACTTCGCGTATTTCTGCCGAGTGTACGCGGTGATCGTGGTCTTCACGCGAACGTTTCGCGCGTCAAACTCGCCCGCGTAGTGGTTGACCGCCGTAATCGCGGTATTGCCGTGCCCGTTGAGCACAACCCTTCCGCCATGAATGTTGATCGTCGATCCAGCCGCGGCGTTATACACGTCCACTGTCACGGTACCGCCGTAGACGTTCAGCGTCGTCCAGGGCCTACGGGTGGTCACCGACCCGCCCCACACGTTGAGCAACGTACCAGCCGTCGTCTTGGTGGCAAAGAGCACAGATCCGTCAAGCACCGCGGCGTTCGTCACGACCGATGCCGCCTCGGCTTGGAACCGCCCTTTCTGGACGCGTGCGTAGGTTGCTGTTCCTGAGATAAGGAAGGTGTTGCCCGGCCCGTTCTGCATCAGGTTGTCGATGCCGGTGTCCGCGCCCTGAATATAGAGCGTTCCCGTGCCGTTGTGTTCGATGCGGCCTTCGGTGTTGTCGGACCGCCACTCGGCGATAGTGCCGTCCGACACTTCCACGATATGCGGAGATGACGACGTGCCGATGCTTCCTGAGTAGCCAGCGGCAATGATGAGGTACGTGATTCCGGTTGTGGCGGACGCGGACTGATCCAACGCCGACGTGATGCTGTTACCACCGCCAGGGATTACAAGCGTTGCGCCGTTGGCATAACCCGATCCACCCGTGCCGGTGATGGTTGCCCAGTTAGCCGCCGCCAGAGATGTTGCGCCGTCGTTGAGATATTCGATAGCCATGATTCAAGCTCCCGCGGGCGTGCCCGCTATGAAAGTTTCGTAAGTCGTCCGAACGATCCCGCCCGCACGTTTGGCCCTGTCCCCACCGCTTCACGCTTCGCCCGTGCAATCAGCGTACCCGCGTTCGCGCCGTTGCGAAGGATGCCACGCACCTCGAACACGCGCGCCGCGGTGCCGTTGCTCGCGGTGTTCGCGGTGTCGAAGTCGTACGCGCTCGCGCCCTTCGTTCCGATCGCCGTCGCGGTCGTCCAGTACGTGTGCCTGATCGTCACCGATGTAGGCGCAGCGGGTCCGTTGCAGGAGATGTCGATTCCGGTCGTCACCGCGTCCGAGTCCACGAGAATGTAGAACTCGAACCAGTAATCCGTGTTCGCCGCGACTGACAGCCCAGTACCGGAGACGTCGGTATACGCCGTGCCGATCAGCGTTTGATCGGAAGACTTGTACGCGATGGTTGTGGCGATGCTGGTTGCAACCGTGAGCGTTGATCCAGCACCGGCGTCGGTCAGCGTGATGCCCGTGCCAGCCGTGAGTACCCGCTCCGCTGTGAGCGTGGCATCCGTGCCGAGCGTGAGATAGGACGCGCCCGTAGGAGCGCTTGTGCCGGTGGCCGCGATCGTCACGTTACCGCCCGCGCCCCCGTCCGTCACGCTGATGCCGCTGCCAGCCGTCAACACACGTTCATTCGTCAGCGTGCCATTCAGCGAGATAACAACGTACTCCGCGTTCGTCGGAGCGCCGCCGCCACCACCCGCGCTAGCCCGCTGGAAACTCACAGCGCCACCTCCGTCGGTATCTCGGACTTGCGAGCGTTTACCATCACGTCGAGATACGACGCCGCGCCCTCTCCAGTCGTCACGTCCAGCACGATGTAACGCCCCACCACACCAACCAACCCGCTACCGCGCGTCGTCGTGTTGAGGGTGATAGCAGTCGAGAAGTCTGTGAAAGGACCGCTCACGTTGTTGCCGTACCGAACCTTGATTGTCGCGGTAGCAATCGTGCCCGTCGTCGGCTGGATCACAACCGAGAACACGTCGTATCCCGCGAGGTCAACAATCACGACATGTTGAGACGCGTCGTGCAACAAGCCCGCGTACTGCGCCTCGCAACCTTGAAACAACGTAGTCATTCGGTAACTCCGTCCGGAGAGTTGCTCGGACTGCCACTCACGCCCGCGGCGTTGTCGGGGTTTCCGTCGATCGGCGGCAACACGATCCCCGTTCGGAACGCGCCGCGTCGGTTAGGCTCGATGAGCGGTTGGCCCGGCGTTCCCGGTGCAGCGCCGCACGTTGCGAACGCGGGCGGTTCGTAGAAGTGCCAACGCAGCTCGTTCCCGATCATCACGCCCGGCACACTCGCCCCTAGCAGACGATCGGCGTCCAGCACTTGGAGCGGACCCCAAAGCCGAATCTGTGGGATCTGCTGCTTGAAGTACGCGATACGCCCGCCGATGGAAACGGCGATCTGATACCGCACGCTATCGGTCGTGTACCCGAGCGTCCCGTCCGCGAGCGGGATGCGCCCGTCAATCGCGACGATCTTACCTTCCACGTACTTAGCCTCAGAGGTATTCACAGCGGCACCATCCCCGGCAGCGTCCGCCACCCGTCCGCGTCCTCTTCGAAGGTCTGGATGAGCACAGCCTCGGGGAACGCTTGCGCGTCTTGGTTCGCTACCAAGTCCATCACGGTGTAAGGCTTGCGGATTGTCACCGAACCATTCGCGTTCACAACGCCCTCGCGCGGCGCACAGATGTAGCCGTACTGCCGACCTGTTCCGGGATCGGGGAACGGCGTATCGGGGAACGTCACCAACGTAGACTCGGTTGGTACAACAGTCGTCCCGCGGTCAAGTTCCCATGTGTAGTTGATGAGGAACCGCGTTTGGTCCTTAGTGTCCTGCTCCACGCTCGCCCCGAGGAACAGATACTTCGTGCCGCGGATCGTGTGTACGCGGTGGTCCTGCGCCGCGATAACGTCCAGCGTCGCGGTGTTGTCCGAGATGTATTCCACTTTCAGCGATCGACGCACACGCCGTTCGGCAACCTTCACCGTCTTTGCATCCCAAACAACCGCGGTAACTTCATCGTCATCCGTCCGCGTCGTGATCGTCTTGCGGTACGCGAATGGAACGTCAACCGTTTCCTTCGCGTAGGACCACCCGAAGAAAGGTTCGGTCGGAAGCGTCTGCGGGTCACGCTCGCGCCGGCCACCGCGGAACGATGAGTACGTGGCGTTCACCAGATACAGCGTGTTACCGTTCGTGCCCTGAATGTCTACACGGTCCAGCACCGCGCCAGGGAATCCGGGGAAGATCCGCGAGTCTTCCATCGCTTCAAACGCGATCTTCGCGGCCTGTTCGTTCTGGGCTTGAAGCACGCGGAAAACCCGCGTTCCGGCAAGGTGCCCTTCCTCGTCGCGCGAGAACTTCCGGGAGTCGATGAGTTCAGCGATGGAGGCCATTAGCGGTTGTCCCCCACTTTGTCGATGAGCGTTTGGATGAGAGAGCCCACGCGGTTGATGCCGACTTCGAGTTGCGAAGTATTGAAGAGCCCGTTGATATCGTTGCGGATCTGTGCAAACTGGGCCTGTTGCTCTCGCATCCGCGCGCGGTCACGCTCGGCGTAGTAGTCCTCTACCGCGGCATAGTCGGCAATCAACTGTCGGATGGAGTCGCGGCGTTCCTGAGCGATCTTCTCATCTGCCTCTTTCGCAAGCCGGACGCGTTCCTGCTCTGCGATGAAGTCGTCGGCCTTGCGCTTGTTGAGCATTGCCTCTTGATACTTCCAGAGCGACGCCAACCGCGCGGCCTCTTCGTTCTGTAGTTCAACAATCCGCGCCTTACGTTCACGCTCTAGTGTCTCTCCGGTGATCTTCTTTCCTGCCTTATCCGCCGCGTCGATTTTCGCAAGGTACAGTTCATTCTCTGCCGCCATGCGGTCTTCGAATGACTTACGGATCGCGGTTGCCTCGGCGTCCGGATCAAACGAACCAGGTAGAGGCGTACGCTGCAATGCAAGCAGCGTGTTATTAAGTGCGATCAGTTCTTTGTTTGCCGCCGCTGCGTTCCGCGCCTTTGCATTGAGCGCCGCGCCAATCGCCGCGAACGCACCGACCACGCCGCCGACCAAGCCGATGACCGAGTAGAACGAACCGATGATACCGTTGATCGCGCCGACTGCCTGCCGGGCCGGGTTCGTGAGTCCCTTTAGAGTCTGCGTGAAACCAGCGGTCTTCGTATCCGCCTTCGTCGCGGTTTCTGCTACAGCGGCCTGCGCCGCGGCCTGTGCCACGCTCGCCGCCGCGGCCTGTGCCGCTGCGTGCTGCGTAGCCTTCGCGCGATCGCGTGCAACACGATCAGCCCTATCCGCCGCGTCCGCGGCATCAATCTGCGCCTTACGCTCCAGCGCTTGCGCCGCCGCCATGTCTTGCAGCTTGGCCTGATACCGCTCCGAATCGTCTACCGGAACTGCGGCAGCTGCGGCCTTCTCGGTAGCGACAACAGCCGCCACCGTCTTCTCTTTGGCCGCGGACAGGCCAGCTTCAAGCTTGGAGGTATCAGCCCCAAGCTCGACGTTTGCCCGCCCGATTGGACCGTCATTCGCCACTTATCACGCCCTCGCAACAGACCCGGAGAATCGCACCGTTCCGCTCACCTTCACAGGCTGGCCCATCTGGCACTCGATCGACAGAGATTTGAGGAACGCCGTCGCGGTGATCGTCCGGCCCGTGTACGTCGTCAACACCACCGAAATATCCGGCGTGCCGTCTCCGTTCAAGTCCCAATCCGGAGCGGGCCACGTCCCCGTAGTGGTGCGCCGCAACCCTACCAGCGTCGCGCCCTTCGTCTCCGTGATTGAACCCGCCCCCTGAAACGCGTATTCGAGCGCCTGTTTATCAGCCTTGCGGATTGACTGCCGGACACCCGTCACCACGATCGACCCGCCGAGCGAAGGATCGGTAGCACCATCCTCGGTGATCTTGAACGTCGCGGAACCACCCGCGTAGTTTGCCGCACTCGGAGCGGACGCCGCGGTATCGCTCACGGCATGAGCCGTGTACGAACCGCTCCACGAGTAGATGCCGTTGGGCATGAACGTCTTCGCTGCAACCGCCGCGCCCGTCATCGACGTGATGTCAATCTCCCCGAAGTCCACGTCGATCTTCCATCCCGTGACGATCTGGACGTAGCCGTCTCCGTAGGTCACGAGTCCAGAGTTACCGAGACGCGGAGCGGACTTCGGGTAGAACCCCGCGAAGTCAAACGTGCCGGACATAAGACCGGCCAACCGTTCCACGCTCACGCCGCTGCCGGACAGCTCGGTAATCTCGAACTGGTCCGCGTCCTGGTTGACGGTTACATCCTGCACCTTCAGCGCCGATGCGAGGAGGGTGTTTAGATCGTTCGCGGCGGTGATGCTTGTGATCGTCGCCAGAGCGCCGGTGATTGGAAAGCCCATGTCGAATCTCCTAGACGTTCGCCGCTTGCTTGCTCAAACGCCCGTTGAAAGTCAAAGTCGCCTGATTCACGTTGACCGTATCGCTCGGTCCAATGCTCGCGCCTGTTAGGTTCAACTCGGAACACACCGTGCCGAGTACGTTGGTAGATCCGAGCGATGGAAGCGCCAACAGATGATTATGGAGTCCATACGTCGGTGTGGACCACGTACCGCCCGCGAGTACCGCGTTCCCGATGAGCCTGTCTATCACAACTTCTAACTTGTCCGTACCGCTGCCGTCCACATCAAACACCACCACGTTGATTTCTACGGGGCCTTCCAACCCGCCGAGATAGTTCTCCGCGTTGATATCGACGTTGAACACGATGAACGGATAAGCGAGACTTTGCGGGTTCGCCTTGTTGAACGACGCGCCGCCCGCGAGCGCAGAAGTCCACGCACCAGCGGTATACAGCGTTGAATCCGCTTGGAGTCTGGTGAGGAGCGCGCGTGCGACTACGGCCGGGTTCATACCGGTACCACCTTCACCGGGAAGCCGGACTTCGCTAGGGCCTTCGTCGTGCCGACCGCAAACACGTTGACCATCGAGGGGTTGTTTCGCGCGCGCGCGAGTGCGGGTGCCATGAACGGACGCTTCGGCACTCGGATGGACTTCTTCAGGACGAACACCGGTTGATCTTTGCGAATCACTTTCTTTCGCTTACCGTCCGCCCCCGTAACGGACACCTCGGTACGCACCCCGGCATCGCCAACTAACAAAGCCTGTTTGCCAAACATCGGTCGGACAAACCGCATGGAGTATGACCGCAGCGATTGCGTGCCCTTCGATTCGTGAAGCCTGCGGGCCGCATCGTTGATCGGCACCGGCAGATACTTCACGTTCTTCGCACGGATAACGCCGCCAAACTCATGGACCGGACCATACGGAAGATTCGAACCAACGATCACAGATATGCCGCTCTGCTTGACCTGGATGCTACGGCTAAGCCCGCGACGCTGAATGTTCGGCGGGGTGCCCGGCGTGCTGGACTTGAACCTACCGCCACGCCCGAACTTGTCCTGTACGTCCGCCTGCACAACCAAACCCATCGACATAGAACCCGACCCGCACGCGGTCTTGACCGCGGTAACGAAGGGTGCGAGGTTGGACCAATCGAACTTCGGCATTACGTCTCTCGGAACACGTTCAACTGAAAGCACACACCATTCGAACACAAGTCCAGAAGCTCCCCGTCCGTCTGATACACCACCCCATCAATCGTGATCGTTCCAACCTTGTTTATGACGGTCCCTATCGCGGTCCCGTTCGTCGTCGTCGGACCGAGGAAGAGCCTGTAGAGCGTTCGCCCGGTTTCACGCTTGTAGACCGCGGCATCTCCCGACGACGCCGGCTGCAAGTTGCACGCTGCCGTATACGTCACCGACGCCGACTGCTCCCACGCTCCCGACGTTTCCTGAGTCGCCAGCATCACGGTAATCGTCGCGGTCTGCCGAAGGAACCACGTCGGAACCGGCATCGAGCTGGGAGGAAAGAACGTCACAGGCCCGCCCCCGATCGGTACGGTGCGAGCAACAGAGCCTGGCCCGCCGCAGCTTCAGTTGGCGACGTGTACGAAACGCTCCACTGTCCCAGGCTCTGCGACGCAACCCCACCCGGCGAACGCACCGACGCGTACAACCCATCCACCATCCGGCACAGTGCCATCTCGATATCGTCGGGCGGTGCCGCTGACACATACACCACCGTGCATCGCCCGAAGTTAGGACGCCACGCCCAATCGCTCATTGTGACGCCGCTCAGTGCATCGTCGGTGAACGCTCGCCCGTTCTGGCCCGCGTTCAACGATACAACGCCCGTGGAAAGATCGACGTGGTACGTCGTCGAGTCCAGCGCCGTTCCCGCCGTGTTGTCAGCGAGGATCGGCGTGATCGACGTAATCGACGTGATCGGCCACTCTTTCAGCACAAGCTCCGATGCGTCCACTTCGTACGTCTCCGTCCGCGTTGCCGACTCAAACCCGTCCGTGAGCGAGCGCCCGCAGTACCGACGCATCGCAACGTGTGCGTAGTCGATGAGCGTTTGGAGCCGCGAATCGTCGCCGGTGCCGGTGATCCCCGCCCATTCCTTGTACTCGGCCAGTGTCAGGATCGCCACGCGCGCCCCCTTAGTTGAGAGCCATTGCCATGAGCGCAACCACCGTATCAGCGCCGCCGGAGATGTTCGCCGCCGTCTCGGTCAACGCCACGATCCACTTCGCGCCGAGCAGGTCCGTACCAGCGATGTCGTAACAGTCCGAGTATCGGTAGGTCGTGTCGCGGATCTTGTCGTCCGTCGCGGTGGTCGTGAGCGTGAGAGTCACGCCCGTACCCGTCGAGGTGCCGGAGTCGATACGCCGGAAGATAACCGTTCCGTCGTCGAGGAACACGCCCGTGCTTGGCGTGAAGCTCGCATCCGGCCCGTACACCGCGTACAACCGCACCACGGGCGAGGTCGTCACGGTGGAGGTTCCCTGTGCGTACCGCGCCATGATGAGGAGTCGGGTGGTTGCGGGATGGACCTTCGCCGGAATCACGCCCGCGCCCGCGTACGTCGCGGGCCGCTTCAATACCGCGGCAGTCTCAGCGGTCGATGAGAGGTTCGAATGGATGATCTTCCAATCGCCCTTCACGCTCGCGGGATAGGTCACGTCGCCGCCCTGCATCTCCGCGCCAAGCTTGGTTTCTGCCGCCATTGTGGTGTCTCCGGTTTGAAAGCACGGCGCACCCTTCCGGGCACGCCGTGATGAATCACAGGATCAACTGCTCATTCAACCCGCGCTCGGTA